TTTAGTTGTAGGCCATTGTCGGAGAAGGAAGTAACATAAAAAGTCAAAAGGTTCTTTTGTTCTTTTAGTAGTTGGTTCTCATACTTCTCATTGAATAGCTTGACGGACTGGCGATAAGTTAGATTATCAATGGTAGGCATATCAGTTGTGGATTCTTTTACAATGATAAGATCATCCATAATCTGATTCTCAAGCATAATCTTGCTTTTTGGAGAAGTCTTGAAAGAAAGGATTTGTTCGATAGTAGCCAAGCAACGATAGTTGGGAACAAAGTTATTGAAAAGGTCTGGGCTTAGATCTTTGTTGATATCGTGGATAAGTTCTGTCTGCTGCTGAAATAAACCATCAGGGTCAATCAATCGTTTCTGCATTTTGACTTCATTGAGCACTCGACTAGCCAATTGTTTATTTGGGAACTTTTCTTCGTACAAAGAACGATAACATTCTAAGTCTTTGTATAGTAAGGTGTCTGCTCCAAAATGCTTCTTGATAATGGAAACAACTTTATCTTTTCTGGCGACATCTTCTTTGATGATGCTTACTGTTGCTTCTCTTACCAATGCTTCATAAACAAAAGCGGTATTTCTCTTTTTATTATGCTTAATTTTCATGATTTTATTCCGTTAGAAGTTTTTCTTTTTTATCTAAGTCAGACAACAAATTTCGCAAAGAATCGTTGATCTCGAATAACTTGCGTTCTTCGTTTTGTTCTGCCTCATTATAAATAGTCCCACCTTCGGCATAAATACCCGCGCTTACACTTGTGGGCTTCGCAAGGGTGTTTATCTCGGCTCCGGGGAATACATTTCTGGTTGTGTTGCTACTTTTTTCTGATGCTCTTAGACTATCGAAATGTCGGGTTCTTGCACCAGCATTTCGCCTATCGACCTTCTTTGGATAATATATTTTTCCCTTTGCTCCGGGTGTTAGACGAGGAGAGTTACGGGAACCGGGAGGAACTGCGAGTAGTGCCGAGTCGTCTCCGCCACCACCGCCTTCATCGCCGCCTCCAAGAGCAGCAGCGGCTTCGCCACCAGCATCAGCAGCAGCCATCTCTTCAGGGCCGCCGAGATCCAAGTCTCCACCTAAGTCTCCGCCGCCACCTAGGTCACCACCTAAGTCTCCGCCACCGCCAAGATCTCCAAGGCCACCGCCGCCTCCTGCGGCTGCTTCTTCGGCAACCTGCTGTAGTTGAGCATCGTGGTTTCTATCGTAATACATTTCTCTCTGGTTACGGATAAACTCATCATGAGACATACTGAAAATATTTTCGGCAATCCAGCGACGAGAGAAGTAGCCTTCTGTAGCAGAAGCCGCAATATCAAACTTGGTTTTCCAATGTTCGAGTTCCTGTAGTTCTGCGATCTTGCTTGGGTTATTTAGGTGTAGGTCGAAACTCAAAAGGTCATCGCCACGGAAACCAAGGGTATAAAGGTGGATAATACCAATCTTTGTTAGTTCTGCGATGATAACTCGCTGTAGTCTCTGAATCGTGCGAGCGAAACGAATGTCTTTGGCTGCGAGTGTTGTTTTATCTTCTGTCGCTCCTTCGCCCATAGTCAAGTAAGACTGGGGAACTTTGAGAGCAGAGAACAACTTGTCGCGAAGATACTTGATATCGTCGATGGCTGTGATGTTCTGTGCTCCGGCAAGAGACTGAATATCAGTAACAGAACCAGCACGAACAGGAATAAAATAGTCCTCTTCGATAGACATTGGGTTGTATCGCAGATCTACACGGCCAGTGTCGGGATTTACAACAGAGTGTCGCTTTAACTGGCCGACGATCTTTTGCATGTACTGCTCGACATCTTGTGGTGGAATAGCGCCAACATCAATTTTAAATACTCTTCTCTCGGAAGAACGAACGACACGATAAGCCATCATCGCATCTTCCATAAGTGTTAATTGTCGCCAGATACGACGAGCAGGTTCGAGGATAGAAGTTCCGTATGGGATCTGCTTATCGTTACCAAGAATACGGAAGTGAGCGACCTGCCAGTTCTCGAAGGTCATACCAGCAGAGTTCCACTGATATTGGATATAGTTGGGGTTTGTCGCGTCTTGACCTTCGAGTCTTTCGAGTTCCTGTGGTGGGAGAGCGATTACTGACTTGACTCCGAATTTATCGTCAATATCAAGATAAAGGAAAAAATCCCCGTACTTACACATAGTGCGACTCCAACCGAATAGATTGTACTGAACATTTAGCACCTGATCAAAAAGAATGGTTAGAACTGCTTTGATTTCTTCGTTGGGACAACGAATATTTAGCATTGGTCGTAAGTCGGAATAAGTCGTCATTTCGTCAGCATAGATGTCTAGCGATGATGCGATCTCAGGCATATACTCCATTTGATCGAAATCTACATATCGCTCCACTCTTCGCTGGTTAGCAATAGCGGCAGTAGCGATATTATCAAGAGGGTTGTAGATGGACTTCTTGAACTGCTGGCCGGAAGCAGACTTGAATCTAGAACTATACTTATCTAAATGTTGCTTTCTGATACGGCGACCAGACTGCGAACGATAATTGATAATAGGCCCGGAGAACATTCTTGTTAGGGCTTTGAAAAGTTCTGATTGTGGGTTTGTGGGATTTCTCCCGTTGTTTCTTGGCATTTATTTTCTCACTTTATAATCCAACTATATTGTGAATATAGATTTTGTGCTTCCGTCATCTTATCAAAAAGTTCGTTTCTTTTATAGCCTTCTTGCCCTTTTATTTGTGTATTAAAAGTTGTCTTGCTGGTGATGATAGCATCGGCAAAGGCTTTTTGATAATTTAGATCTCTGGCATTTGCTTGTAGTGCAGTATCCCGAACCCAACAGGCAATAGCGAGAGCCATAACCAAATCATCGTTATATCCTCTCATAGCCTGTGGCTTACCATTGTTCCAAATGAAAGTTCTCATTTCGTTGATGGTACGAGTCGAATATATCTTAATTAGTTTATTTCTTATAAACTCCTCCAATTTGGCTATAATTAGAGGCCGGGTCTTCATACTGGTCGAGAAGCCGGGAACAGAATTTGTGATAGTATCTGCTACATGTTGTTCGATATACTCATGTGTTGATTTGATAGAGTGATAAAGATTGGGATATTGTGCTTCGATAAGTTTATCCAATACAGCAAAACCAATATTATTATTTTCTACAACCAACATTGCGTTTCCAAACTCTCGACCAATTTGGTTTATCATACTAGCGAATAGATCTGGGTTTGGTTTTCCGTGGTATTCGCCAATAACAGATAGAGTTTCCAACTGGATGATGTGGAATGTTGAATAGTCTTCTCCGTCGCCTCTTGCGACATCAGCGACCATTAGATAGTTACAAGAAGGGTCGTACTCTTCCCATATCCAGAAGTTGCGGTCAAAGCCAGTTCTGTACTTTGGCTCTTTGACTAGTGATAGTAGCCACTCAATATCTTCGCCGTCGATAACAGTTTCACCAGAAGTATTGAAGTTACACTCCAACTCCTGTGCGATTTGCCGTCTAGACATATTCTTGGTTTCTTTTTTGAACCACTCAATATCTCTTTCGGGATGAACGTTCCACGGGAGGTTTGTGAGGTGAAAATTATTTACCCCTGCCTCCGCATCGGTACAAGTTTTATGAAACCAGTTTCCTACCCCGTTAGGCGTGGAAAGGGCGATACAGCGACCACCTGTAGATAGTGTAGGATACAAACCAGTCCATAGTTCCTCAAGACCCTCAATGTGTGCTGCCTCGTCAAGAACCAAAAGAGAAAGAGCCTCTGAACGACCAGCATCGCCGGAAGTTGAAGAGGCTTTGATCTGCGAACCATTTGATAATACAAATGAAGTTCTGTTGTCGATTTCGATATTGGCTATACGCAACCAGTCTGGAAGATTCTTCATAATCTTCTTGACTTTATTTACTAAGTTTCCTGCTGTAGAAAATTTAGTAGCCATAACCAAGACGTTCTTGTCTCGGTGGAAAAGCAACATCCAAACAACATACCCGGCAGTAATGGTAGAAATACCTAACTGACGGGCTTTTAGAATAACATTGAAACGATAATCATTGAAGTCTTTGAGAAGATCATCCTGAAAATCGTAAGTCTTGAATGGAACTAGACCATGTAGCGGGTGAGAGATACGGGCATACGTCTTAAGGAAGTATGACGGATCTTTGCCACACTTCAATATCTCTTGGACACGCTGTTTTCGGTTTAGTTGAAAAGTCATTCATTTATTTTTTACGAGTATCATTTTGTGGGCGTTTACCGCCTTTACCATTCCAGCCGCCCTGATCCAAGAACGACTTCCAGTTGTTATCAAGTCTATCGGTGGATTCAACAGCAACAGCCATCTGCTCGTCTAGACCGCCAACTTTGTAGTTTAGTTTAGCGGTAAACCAAGAACGAACTCTGGTGGAGTTCTCGACGAAAATATCAATCTCGCCTTCTTTGGTTAGAGCAACAGAGTCACCAGTGATTTTAGAATATTCTTTTCTAAGGAACTTTACGATCTCGTTCATCTGTCTCTCGACATCTTCTTCGAAACCGTTGGCATATACTTCCTTGAGTTGTACCTCTGAATGATATGATAGGCACATCATATTCCCCATAAAGCGAACATTGAAGCCATCCATAACTCGCTTGTCGAGCAGTGGGCTTCCTTCCTCACGGCGAAGACCAGCCAATAGTGGCTTGCCGTCTTCGTCTAGTGCGCCGTCGTAAGCATTTGCTGCGGCTTGGGATAGTCCTTGTACAATTTCATAAACAGTTGCCATTTTATTATTCCTTATTGGTTCTCTTCGTAATCACCGGAAACTTGATCGTATTCTAGTGCATGTTTTACAGATCCGATCATCTGATCGATCTGAGCGATTTTAGATTGCATCCACTCTGGTAGGTTGTCGTTATCGCCAATCATATTATGTAGCTCTCTAGCATAGTTAGAAATCTTGTATAACTGTGACTTCATCATAGAAGCCTCACCGTTGTACTCAGGATTTCCCATTTGCTCTAGCTCTTCTTTAATAATCTCTCTCAATCTTTCAGTTGTTATTTTCATTGTTCGGCCTCCAACCAGACAACCATCTTTCTTCGCGACCTTCGACATATTGTATATAACAGCGACTACAGCAGTCAAACTTTAGCATACAAACATCGTCAGTGGTTCGCTTCGGCATAGAACTACAAACAGGACATATACCAAGTGAATCTCTATTAAATAGTTTTTTTGATACTTTAACGCCATTCATGTCTACTTTTTCGCCAGAATCCTCGTGGTTGCGAACTTTGGCATACATATCTTTCATCTCCGACAAGTATTGCTTTTCCTTTTCTTCATCCCAATTTGCGTTAGGGTTCTGTATTGCTTCCTTGCCGTATTTCTTTGCTACCGCCTGTTCGATAGCTGCTAATGTGTTTGGGTCTTTATGATTTTTCATAATCCCACCTCTCCGTATCTCCTAGTTTGTTTCCGCCTCTCTCGTGTGTGATTCTTTCAGGAGAGTCAGAATCCTTATAAACCTTCATCCAATATGGTATTTCTAGTTTTTCTGGACATAACGAAACATCTAAAAACCTCATTTTATTATTTGGGCCACAAACCAAAACTCCAGTTTGATCATCAAAGAAATAAGTTTTTGTTTTATGCTCGTGCCAAGTTTCTGATTGACCATAGTCTAAGGTTTCTCTTGGTCTTTGTGGATCACAAGTCCATAGATAACTTCCTTCCCAAATGTGACCTTTCTTGTTTTGTAATTGGACATCCATGTGTCGAATACCCTGTAGCTGTGTTAGTTGCCAATAATCTGAAATGCAATCCCACCATGCCACATCGTTCATCCTTATTTCTTTTTCTGGTGTCTGCGGTCTGTTAAAGATGGCGCATTGATCGACTTTATCATACATAGCACCCATAGAAGGAAGATAAACTATGTAAAGAGGCGCTCTGCCTCTTATAAATCTAATACCGTACAAGACACCAAAAATAGTCTCATCTTTACCATAGTTTGGATTTCCAGACAAGAAAGACTTCTTCACATAGCATTCTGTATAGGGAGTAGAGACAATCATGGCGCACTTCCTATTGCCTGATCAATTCCATAATAGATTGCTCCGCCGAGAACAGCGCCACCAACAAACCAAAACCACTTGCTTTGACCAGAGTTTGATTTTATAATTGTTTGTAGTTCGTCAATCTTTGTTTGCTGTGTAATGATTGTTTGCTGCTGGCTGGCTATTGCTGCATCGTGGCTAGCAGTTAGGTTATCTAAATGTAATTTATACTCCGTTCCTTGAATGTCAAGTTGATATTCGGTTTCTAAAATACATTGTGCCTCAAACTCTTCTGCTGTAACCAACAACTCTGCGGTGGCACTGGGGTTAAATAAAGTTCCCTCAAAAGGCGCGGGTTGGCCTTCTGAGAGAAAAGTAAAAGTATCATCAGCGATTGCTGTTGATATCAGTAAAAAACTAAGGAACATAAGTAAATCCGTATCTTATCATTATTGCTTCAGCCAAAGCATCTTTGTCTTGCGAGAAGTCTTCTATATATTGTTCTTTTTGTTCTGATCTCAATCTAGAAATTTCTTCTAATGCTCTTTCGTATTCTTCTGTTAGAACTCTCATACTTTCTTTATATTCTTTTAAAGCTTTTTCTCTTTGTTCTATTTCGTCAGCATGAATACTTTTTAGCATTTCTATCTCTTCTTGTAGTGCGGCTTCTGTCGCTGAATGTGCAAGACGCAATTGATTGGCCTCATGCTTAGATCTTAGCACAAAGCCAACCAAAAGTAAAATTAAAAGTATTTCTTTCCAATGCTTTTTTATGAAACAAAGATACTCCATATCACTGCTGCTCTAATTGATAACCTTTTAGTCTTACGATGGCATCAATAACAGACTGACCCCCAAGATATAGACCTGAGATAACTACCCAGTCAGCAGAATCCAATAGACCGTAAGCCATTAGAGTTGTAGCTGAGATCCATACTAAAAACTTTCTAGAAATAATCTTCTCTGTAAATTTATCTAGTTTGCCTACTGCGGCTTCTTTCATTTCTTCCATCATTTTTACCTCTCTTTGTTATCTTTCTTTTGAGATTTTCATTATTTTGTTTTCCTTTTGTCACCCATTAGGCAAATTTAGCAAAATCATAATAACGCTCCAAAGCTTTAAAATCACCGTCGCGAATGTTGTTCACCTGATCGTAAATGTTTTTAAAACTCATTGCAGACTCATAATTCCCCTGTTTCATTACATCCATAAATCTATTGTATATGCCTTGTCTTATTTTGTGTTGTAGGTTTGCGAAGTCTATATTATCTGCGGGTGGTTCTGAAATACCAGCCATATCTGCCAATTTCTTGAGACTTTCATCACTAAGATTTAAACCATAACGTGCGTCGAAGTTGGCCTCTGGTTTTTGCTTTTTAAATTCAATAGCATGTCGATACAATTCAGCATCATGCTTGGCTTTTTCTGCTGGGTCTAAAAGAGTTTGCCCAGCAACATTTATTTTTTGCATTTTTTCTACATCACCTCCACGATCAGGGTGATTTTGAAGTGCCTTCTGTCTATAGGTCTTTTTAATTAGCTTTACATCATCTGTTGGCTGGCCGTCATTAAGATCTAAATCATCATAGTAGTTTCTTAATTCTTCTAAAATTATTTGTCTTAACTTGGCTTTTGAGATTTTCATTGTTTTATTTTCCTTTGTTAATTTTTCATCTACATTTGCGTAAAGTGCTGCAAGATATTTTTTAACCGATCCATCAGTACAACCAACTTTTTCACCTCTGGATCCATCACGTTTCTTTTTATAGACACATTTTCCACTTGTTGTATAAGGCATACTATTTTCCCCTTTCTATACCATTCATAGATAGTATCGCAATAAGGCCGGGTACATTTTTGCGGACATAAACACCTGAGAAAAGTGTTTCGCAACGACCACCGACAAAAGCAATAGCGGACTCTAATTGTTTAGATATTCTTGGGTCAGCAACCATCTCTTCGGATACGACAAGTATCAAAGAACCCGCTGCTGCCTTGCCTTTTGGTGGAGGACAAGATGAGCGGTTCATACAGTTATGCATAATAACTGAGCCTAAATTTGCTCCCGTTGGGTCTTTTACCATCGTAGAACCAAAAAATGCTCGTCCATCATTACCCAAGCAAGTTTCTAAGTCACGAGAATCGAAAGACTGGATAGGTGATACTTCTGTAGATAGTTTTAGAATTTGAGCGAGCATCTTGCCAAACTGGGTATTCGCCATTGGATACATGCCAAGCATACCAACTTGGTTTCTCAATAGTTTCGTTGATCGCTCGTTGTCGAGAACGATATGCGGATAGCCAGATACATCGTTGATAAGTGTTAGAGCATTACGAGCAATTGTTGGATTTAGTTTTTCTTGTGCTGTCGGCCAAGACACAACATAAATAACTTTGCCGCTTGCTTGGATAGAGGTCATATATCTTTCAAATACTGGATGTAATGCCGCAACGGATGATCCAGTGCCACCACCACCGCCAGCAAAAACAAACAGCCAGTCTACATGTCCTAGTCGCATTCTAAGGGCATCTTCCACAACAGCGCCGTTCTGTGCTAGTACATCTTTGCCGTATTGTGTGTTTTTACCGATTCCGTCAGAATCGGGGATCAATACTACATGTTTCTCTCCAACACCTCTTGGGATGTCTTTGCCTGTTGTATTGACCAGTAGAGTTTTGGTAAAACCAATCTCTATCATGGCATGCGCCATTTTGTTGCCTCCACCGCCGACACCCACGAAACCAATATTTAACGAAGAGGGAGCGGTATTTTGAGGGAGGAGATCTTCATCGGAAAACTCCATCTGAAGGCCAAAATCCTCAACCATTCCAAAATCCTCTGCTGCCACCTGTTCGTCAAAATTGTCCTCTTCTTGGTTAAAGAGTGGTGGTGCCTCGGCTGGGGGCATAAATGAAAACTCGTCGTTAGACATACAAACTCCTATCTTGCTTTTCCGTATTCTTCAATAAAAACTTTTGTTGCTTCTTTTATAATGTATCTCTCCAATACACTTGCACTTAGGCTTCTCAAACTGGAAACTTTGATTTGGCCTCTTTCGAATTCCCTTCTTATAAGTATATGATTTTTCATAAGTTGCATAAGTTGGCTGCGAGCAGAACCAGCCTCGGAAGGGTTGATACGGAAACTATGATCCGTAGCATTGTTTCCACTAAGCATAACAGATTCACAATCATCATTTGGATCTGGTGTGCTTCCGTCATAATCGAAAGTATCATTACCCATATCGGTCTGTCTCTTGTAAGCCAAGCCAGCATTCCTATCGGCATCAGAACCTAAACGAACCCAAAACTCTGTTGCCTTTTGTTTTGTTCCGCTGCTGTGGTCGGATGTAATACCATAACCTCGCTTATCCAAAATACCCATAGCAAAACGATAAAGGTCTAAACCAATACCTTTTCCATGATAGGCTTCTTTTACCGCGATAGAATCTACTTGATAAGTTCTGGGAATACAAGGCTCTTCTGTTTTACTTAGGGTGATGGTTCCGATGACTTCGATCTGGTCGCTAGCATTATCTTTGTTTATTTTGTAGACATGAATATCCATTTCGCCGGAAGCAGTTTCCATCATCGCACCATATTCAGAAGGATCTAAAACAGTTTTTTTCTCAATTAAAAGCCTTCTATTGACTTCTTCTAATATTATTTTTCTTAGTCTAGCCTTGTTGATTCTCATCTGATTCACCTTCTGGTTCTTGAGCCTCTTCTTCCGGAACACAGCCTTCCGGCAAATGGGAAACCAAAGTTTCTTTATAAACTTCAATATCGGGTTGTTCCCACTCAATTTGAGGGCAATGTTTTTCATGACCTAACAAATCCTCTAAATAAAGCTGAATAGCCATAGCTTCTGTTTCCATCATAGAAGAATCTTCTAAATCAACCAATAACAAAGAAATTAAAAAGAAACTCATTGTACGATTAGCTCCTCAATACGATTGAGGATTTCTCTTACATGCTGGATGTCTCTTTCGACACCGACTAAGGTTAGTGCAACATCATCAACTTTTTTCATTTCTTCTTGAACTGTATCTACTTGTGTCTCTAGGTGACTAAGATCATTTTGTAGTTCTGCTAGCTGTACATTTGTGCTCCAGACCCACCCAGCCAAAGGCATAATCAAAGTACCCAAAATAACGGTAAATATTTTCCAAAGTAAATCAGTGTTCATATTGATGCTCATAGTTTTGCTAACCTCATAAATTTTTCTCTCAATCCAACAGTTAAACCTTCTTCAACATCAACCAAACAGCATTCAATCTGATGTCCAATAGACTTTGGATATGAAAGGTTGTTATACTTAAATATCTCTTCGCACTCCTTTATGTCATCATCCCAGTGTTTTTTTATTTTGTGTAGCAACAGCTTTTCAAGTTTTTTGCGACCATTAGTATAAATAACTGCCTCTATTGGCAAGTTTAAGTTTTTTATTGTTTCTTGGGGTAAAGGACTGGTATCCCAATCAAATTTAAAATCGATTGGATCGTATTCGATTCGTGAGGTAACAATATAAATGGTATGACCCTCATCAGACAACTTTCTCAATATTGAGATGTTTTCGTAATGAGGGCCGTCATATATCACATCTATTAGATTACCTTCTGAATCTCGAATACCCTTATACTTGATAAGAGTATTGTCGTAGTCAAAAGAGTAGTTCATTGGTTTATCCTAGCATACCCCTTGTTCTTTTCAATAACGATCTGCATATCTACACAATCTTTCAGAGAATCCAAATGTGAGATCAAAAGAACATTCTTAAAATATACCTTAATTAGTTCTAAGATGCGAATAAAACCCTCCATATTCTCTTCGTCCAAAGCAGTGCCGGGTTCGTCAAGAATAAAGATGTCGGCCTTTGGGAGCGATGAAACACTGAGTAGAGCCAATCTTATCGCAATAGCCGCCATTGTCTTTTCGGCACCAGAACCCATTTCGATAGGTCGTGGGTCATGTGATGGGTGCTTAATAAAAATATCAAGTTTATTGCTATTGCTCTCAAAGAATACTTCGAAATCTACAATGTTCGCCAAGATCTTTGCGACTTCTTGGTTGATAACTGGGATTCGCTTCTTGATAATATCATAAGCAATACCATTTGGATGCATACAACGAAGGAATAGATCACAAGCAGAATACTCGCGCATTAGTGTTTGGTGTGCTTCTTTCTCTTCTCTAATGGTTTGTAACTTCTGTTCTGCGGAGCCGATGTTCTTATAGAGTGTGATGTTGCTCTTTTCGCACTTATCTACCTCTGCATCTGCTTTTTTAATTTGCTTCTCTGTGTTTTTCTTTTGTGATAGCAGTTCTTGTAAGTTCTCAATAACTTCTTTGTTCTGGTTGTACTCGTTGATCTTGATGTCGATCTCTCGCAAGTCGAACTCTTTGCTTGTCTTTGTATTGTGGGTTCTCTCAACCTTTAGTTTTAGATTTGAGATTTCCTTATCCAAAGTTGTGGATAGAGTTTCAATTTCATTATATTGAGTTAGTCGTGTATCTACCTCATCAATCTTGAGAGAGCGGTAAGTATCGAGAGCATGTTTTAGTTGGCTCTCGACGGTTTGAGCATTCATAACAGAAACATGAGCGTCCTTGATGAAACGGCAAGTTGGAAAGTCGCTTCCGCAAGGAATACTACCAAGCAGTCGTCGCTTCTTATCAATATCGTCAAGTTCAGACTTTAGGCTCTTTGCGGTGTTTCGTAGGTCATCAGCAGTCTTTTTCTTTGCTCTCAACTCTCCGATATCAATAGCAGACAAGAAAGTTTGTGCTTTTTGTAGTCGATCTTCCTTTATACGGATGTCGTTTATATCTGTAGCAATGCTTTCTTGTAGCAAAGAAATTACATTTGTTGCTTCTTCCTTGGAGTTTAGCAACTTACCAATATCAATAATCTCTGAAGGCAAACTATCGATCTGTGTTTGTAGAGTTGTTAGTTCCGCATTTAGAGAGGATAGACTTGCCGTTAGAACACGACAACGGGCTTCGTTTTGCTTTGAGGATGCTTTTAGTTCCTTTACATTATCCAAAGTGTTTTGGATTTCTGTATCAAAGTCTCGGTTCTCGTTCTTGCGAATAAGTGCTTTGTAGCCAACAAAGTCTTCTTTTGCTGTCTTGAATTTCTTATCAAACAACTCCAAGTCAAGAAATTTGGCAATAATTTCTTTTCGCTTGGTAGAGCCTTCATCCAGAAAGGTAAATGCTCCGTGCTGTGAGGCCAATGAGGACATAGAAAAGTCTTCAATAGTACCGAAGGTCTTGCGAATATTTGCATCCGTCTGCATACGGGTAGTGCCGTTTAGAGAAGTAGTTTCGCCTGTGATCATATCATACTTCTCAAAGTTTAGATCTGTTTTGGCTTCTAGTGTTTCTTCACCTTTTAGTCGCTTTGTATATTTCTCTGATGTTCTGGTGATTTTGTAAATATCTGTACCAACCTCAATCTCAATATAGCCATTACAAGTATTCTGGTTCTGGTTGATGATATTGAGGTTCTTCCGTTCGTTCTTGGAAGTTGTGTTGAACATCGTGTATAGTGCGGCATCAATAACGGAACTCTTGCCAGAAAAGTTCTTGCCGAAGATGCCGATAATACCGCCCAAGTTGTCGAAGTTGATGCTGTTGTCTTTGCCGTAGTTGAAAAGGTTGTCCCACTTGAACTGACGGAGTTTCCAATTTACATTTCTGGAAATATCTTCTGACTCTTCGATGATGCGATTATATTTTTTATTTAGTTCATAAACGGCATTGATGGTGTCGTCGTCAACTTCGAACTCTTCCAGATACTCTGCGATAATTCGCTCTTGAACTTTAATATCTCGTAGGTTTTCGTTCTTGAAGCGGTCATCAACTTCTGTAACACTTCCTCGTTCTCCTGCTGCTCGGTTCAAGAAAGTAATACTTTCTGGCTTGAAACGATGCTTTGCTACTTCAAGTGCCTTATGCATTGCTTGTAGAGGCAAATTGTTGTTGCTGGCGAGCCGCAAACGAGCATTTTCAGGCACAGAAATATTTTTAGGCATCTGCCCCTTGGGAGTAAGATTTATTGTGAAAAATGGAATAGGGTTGGGGATTGTGTGATGATTTACAGAAAAAGTATTTTTATCTTGAATATCCCAAATCAAATAACCTTTGTTGTCTGTTTCTCCATGGTTTTGCTGAACGGTAGACCCGGCATACCAAATACGGCCTTCGTCGTCCATTTGCTGAGTCTTATGAATATCGCCAAGCATAGCAAAGTCAAAATCATCAAAGATACTGATCTCGTCTTCTCCAGAACTCATAGTCCAGTTGCTATCGGTCTTGCAGTTGCTAATAGACCCATGATACAGAGCAATATTAATTTTATTTGTATCTGTTGGCTGTGTCCAGTTGTCTCGATCAAACACAGAAAGCACATTTAGACAAAAGTTGTTGTCCAAGTGTGTTTCGCCAGAATCTTTTAGCAAATAAAGATTTGGTAGATTTAGTGCCTCGACGATGGGAGTGATAGCATCTTGACGACTGCTGTTTTTTAGATTACCATCGTGGTTGCCGAGAATAATATATGTCGGGGCAATATCAGACAGATTCCGAAAAAACTCGGAACACATCTGAACGAACTCCGGAGAGATCTGTGTTTTTGTGTGGGCGATGTCGCCTGTGTGGATAATGTAATCTACACCAAGACTTTTTAGTTCTTCGTATAGCTTGTTGAAAACTATGTTATATTCGTAATGAAATTTTAGATTTTTGATGTGTGTGTCGGAAATATGTGCGAACTTCAATGGATACTCCTAATCATCCTAAAATGATCAACATCAAAGTTTCTCCCAAGAAATAGAAGAAAGTAAAAACAGAAATCTCGATTGTGAAAGCAAGACCGCGAATAATGATGTTTTTCATATTTATATTATAGCAGTTCTATTGCTCGTTGTCAATAGCATCTTGTCGCATTTCGCCGGCGACTCGCTGCATTGCTGCCCATTGTCCCGGCTGGGCTGCTGCATATAGATCGATCAACTTCTCGCGGTCTTCGGACTCTGCTGGAGCGGCTGCGATTTCATCAAAACTTAGGAATTGGTTATAATATAGCCAGTTGTAGTATTCCTCGACGGTCATTCCATTCTCCGGCAAAACATAATCTGGAGTAGCAAATAGCAGTTCTGGGTTAAGAACAAGAATGCCTCTGGCTATACCAGAAGAAGGAAGTCTGCGAATGCCCTCGACATTACTCAATACAGAGCCATCTAGAAAATCGTCACCTTGGAAATCATCAAAGAAAGTATCCATATTGAACTGAATTTGTTGTGGGCTTGCTTCGGAGTCTCCAAGATAAACTTGCTGGTCTGGAATCCCGAAACGACCAGAAATGCCATTTTGTTTATCAACCAAAACCATTACCGCGATAGCATAAGTTGGAGGCAAAACATCGATCTGCGATGGCAAGCCATTTACCTTCTCTTCTGAACCGGGGAGTGCCATCATAGTTTCTTCACCTTTACCCCACCGCCAAGCGTGAGTATTATTTACAAAGTCTTGCAATTCTTTGATTTTGGCTTCCAAAGTATTAGACTCTTCGACATTAGCGGCATATAGTTCTCGTCGTCGAGCAGCACGAGCACCTCGATCTTGACTTACGAGTGCACCTAGGGGTCCAAAAGCCGCCCCTCCACCCGCTGCTGCGAGCGCTCCCTGACCGAATTTCTTTAGCAGATCGCGACGAGATTGTGTTTTATAGTCTTCATATCCAGAATCATCGTCTTGCTCTGTGAGCCTCGCCATTACTTCTTCTGTGATAATCTGTCTTAGTCTTTCTGGTGTGATCTTCATCAAATTGCCTCCAACATATTTAGCAATAAATAGTTGTCACCATCAATAAAAGATGCATTGTTCTTTCTCTGCTCGAACACTTGACGAGACATAGAACCAACATCATCATATCCGGTGGTGTCTATTTTATATAGTTCAATATCATACTTGGAAAGCATACGAATGACAGCATTTTCTTTCTTCTGTGCGTCTTCGTCAAAGGCAAGATATACAGGTGTATCGTGATATACGATCTTTTTTATCAGTTTTGAGTCTGCTCTTAATGTAGAACCCAAGATGGGAACAGCATTTCCGGCGACAATAGCATCGAAAACACCCTCAACAAGTATCAAATCAGACTCCCAATCAACGAAAAGTTCGTTGAAAATGATGTCTTTTGATGCTCTGGGGTTCTTATATTTATAAGAATCGCCGATAAATGAGCGGCTGATAAAATAATTTACATCGCCATCGTCGTCAAATGAAGGCACAATTACCCTGTTTCTGTACTCTCCAGCAAGGCAATAGCCCATTTTCCAGCGAAGAATATCGAAATCATCCAGTCCTCGCGAGATAAGATACTCGTATGGCTTTCTGGCTGCTAATGATAGGGTTCTGGATGATAATGTATGGAACTCTTCTGGTAAGGACAACTTTTGCGGTTGTTCCTCAACTTTCTCGGTTTCCATAAATAAATCTTCTGCGAACTTGTCGTAGTCGATTCTTCCGGTGATCTCATCCCATTTCTTGAGTTGAGTGTATGTTCCAAAACGACGGACAAGCCTACGAATGTTCCGCCCACGATAATCGCAGACCCAACACTTGAAGGCATTTTTATCTAAATTAACCGACAGTTTTTGCTTGTGATGTTGGCAAGACGGGCAGAAAAACAAAGACTCGTTGCTGAGTCTTTTAGAACTGCCAAGAACATCAAACAAAACTTTCTCTGCTTGACTCTTGTTCATATTTTCTCCTATGAATAGGATACTTTATTTGGATTCAAAAGTCAAGGGCTTTTCAAGTGTCCCGGTCAATACGTCCATAATCGGGATTACAACAGCCCATGACTTGTTTTGATTGCCCATATGATGATTCCAGTGCCACCAAAAATATTTTTTAGCGATCTCTGGATTGCGGTGTTGCAAATTATGGATCAGAATAAAGGCAATTGCGTATGAGGAAAGACCTAGAAAAACAGGAACACCAACGAAAAGCAAAGGCGAACAAATCAGCAATAAAGCTGGAATACCAAGCCACTCTCTCGCGGATACCTTAATATCAACAAAATCGTTTCGTCTTGCTTTTAGATGGTGTTCTCGTAAGTGGAAAGCGAATATGCTATTTCTCTTTTTACCCAAGCCGTGGAAGAGGTATTTATGTACGCAATACTCAATGATATTTGCGACAAAAACACCCAACAGAAATAGCAATAGGTTCATTAGCGATCCCTCTAATAATATGTATTATTTATTCTTCTTATCTTCCAATTCTTTCATTACTTTTTTGGCTAAAGTACTGATTAAATATTTAGTATTGTTCTGCTTCTTTGATTTGGTTTCTAGACCCTCGGCAAACTTGATTGGGCGACCTGTTTTTCCAACACGGGTCATAAACTCGCCTTCTTTGCCGCCAATAAAATTGCCCGAATCTTTTGTTACCGCATAGCCGGGATAATCATCGTTATTTGTTCCGACCAACAAAGCGCCTTTACCACCTTGCGGAACATATAAAAATGAATCTTGGCAATAGTGTTCCGACAAATCAAACAATTTTTTGTAGAAATCTGGATCATCAACCAAGTTCACAACAAAGAAAGAATCTTCTTTTACTTCTACTGCTTGATCCGTCTTAAAAGCTTCCACATAAGTCCCATCTACATCAGTAACACCATAGCCATAGTTCATTAATGTTGCTTTGAGTTCCTGATTTCTCTTGTAATTTTCCTCAATGGTACTGGAATCTGGGCGGCACTTAGAAAAATCTGTAGTATCATTTCGATGTGCTGAAATGAAAACCGATTCGTGTTCTAAGATATGTTCGTAGACTCTGGAAATAGAAGTTTCTTTTAGCAGAAAATTGTTCCATTCATTTAATATTTCTTTCATTTTGTTTCTCCAATATCGAACCTGCTCTGGCAATGACGATTGCGTCTGCTCTGTCGTATGATTCCGGCTTTGGATTTCCATTCCTAGTCATTTGTATGGAGAAAGTTTTTTCTGCCTGTAAAACATGTTCTAGGACGACTGGCTTTGCTTTCTGGCCTTTGGGTACTGTGATCCCATAGGCTTTTCTTGCTTGCAGAGCACCAATATAATTAGGCTTGATTTCCCACAAGTCATAACAAATCCAAGAAACAATGCCATTAAATTTTTGCAGAGTAGCCATTGTCTTTGCGGTCGAGCCACCAGAATTAAAAAATGTGAATGGCTGTTCGATGTATATGTATCTTATATTAGCAGATGTCTTTAACACTTGCAAGTGTTTTCTGACTGCTTCTGCTTTTTCGAAAACACATTTCTTTTTTCGCAGATCAATATGATCGTAAAACAGTAACTCGCCACTATCAATATCTACAAGTGCAAAGCCAGTTATACTGCTGGATATATCTAAACCTAGAACAACTCTTTCAATAATCATGATGGTATTCTATCATATATCCAATTTTAATTTAAATGTTAAATCTT